ACTGAAGCTGGGTGGAAGTATGGTCCTGTTAAAGATGAAGTAAAGAAGGAACACCCTTGTTATGTGCCCTTTAATGAGCTTCCTGTAGAGCAACAAGCTAAGGACTACATCTTCAGGCAGATAGTACATTCATTGTCTAATATGGTAGGATAGGAAACTAACTGTGCCTAAACAAGTTGATTCCCTATTGAGCATAGCAGATTACTTTGCCTCTAGGTGGCCAGAGATGTCCAAAGCAGGAGTCCACGCCGCCTTAGAGGATGACCTAGAAGAGATAGGAGTATGGGACGATGAACCACAAGAGGCAATAGAGCACGCTGTGTCAGCTTACATGAGGCTGGCACAGTACCTACACATTTGCCTACCTAGAGACCGCTTAGAGAACTTCGGTGATGCAGTGGATGCAAGGATGTCTATGCTGCGACAGGAGTTTGCAATCAGACCTTTAATAATGAGCAAGGAACAATTAGATGCAATCAAAAATCAGCCTAAAGATATCACAGATGTTGCAAACAGCGATGAAACAGAAGGAGGGTTATGATGAACTTCTCTATGCCTTGATGAAAGCATTCGAGCGTGCATCAGAGGGCAAGGGAGCAGAGCGTCATGGCATGGGGCTACCTTTCAATGAGCAGCCTATCATGCAGATCCAACGTATGCTAGGGGGTATCGAGTTCCCACTAGGACAGATCATGAAGAAGGCCCCAGAGTTGAATCACTTTCAACCAGATGAGGCCCAGAAGGAACTGTTGGATATTATTGTCTACGCTGCTGCATCCTACTCTTACCTAGATGAGCAACCCACTTTATCACAGGCAGTAGATGGCCTACTGGGAGATATGAAAGAGTCACAACATATGGGTGACAGCCTTGAAGAAGGGGATGTCACAGAGGAGTACACTACATTGAATAAGTTGCGCTACGGGATGATTTAACTAAGTAGCCTCTGTAGGAAGCTAAGCTGCTTCTCTTCCTTGACTACTACCTGTTCACCCCATGAGTACCCATCCCTAAGCTGAACGTTGCCGTCCTCTAACGAGAAGTCAGCAGGGGTGTACTCATTTGTAGCCCTATCTTTAGAAAGGATATTACATGCGATTAGTACAGTGGCTGTTAACTCAGAGCAGAACACTGAAGACATATCTTCCTGATTGGTCAGTAGTCCTGTTGCATCTAAAGCAGAACTCGCAAGCTCAAGTTGGTTTTCCTCGTAAGGCCTGCCCATATAAGTCTTCTCTTCAATCGCACACTGTAGAACCTGAGCAGGACTTACTGGACCTTCTATCGAACGTACAGCAATCTTCCCATCATATGTACTCACGCGTTCCTCAATGGGAACCCTCATTACCCCCTTCATTGGAACGCCAGCATCAAGGCAAGGTACGTCCGACAGTGTCGTACTCTCCAGAAGAGCTACACCATCCTCTTGAGTGCTATCAGGTACCACCAGAGCAACATGAGACCATTCACTCCCCGTTCCAAGTTGGATCACACGTGATACGAGACCTTTACCACTGAATAAAACTACATCAAAAGGCTGATATTGCCACTGTAGCATTCTATTGTTCTCCCTCTACTAACTTTATGCCTGCCCTACGGACACCTTCACGTATTGTGTCCTCTTCGTAATTCTCCCCTACCTCCATAAACGTCATTGCCTTCATGAGAGGTACCAGATCCTCCGGTGATTCCAAATTAATAGGGTCACTGGGGTTGATCCCCATCCTTGCTGCAACGAAGTCAGCATAAGAGACTGTGTCGTTCTCATTAGGGGGAGCCCACCTAGACACAACCCCATCCACTGTATCAATCTTGTGTTTATTTTTGTACGTCTGCAGGATCTTAGCCATAGCTCTTAACCCTGCTTCAGGTGACTCAAAGGAGAAGAACTCACCATCTTTCTGCTCTAATGATAGCCCTTCCCATTTCTCTTTAGACCTACGTATGTTACCTGGGTTATTCAACTTAATGCCTCTGCTGACACTATCTTGCACTCTGTTGGTAACCTTGGTAGTATCTTCAATGTCTAAGTCGCGCTCAGCTGCATCCCAGTCTAAGCTGTTAACGTGTGCATTAAGTTGATCGAAGTCTAATCCCGGTGGTGCTAGATATTCTATAGTTCTACCGCTGGGCAAGACTACGTCTATAGTTTCACCTTGCATGGGTTCTTCTTGTTGGTTATTTAGGTCGGACATTAACGATTCTCCTGCGTTCAACCTTCTTCAAAGGTGCACCTGTGTTGTTGGCACTATTACCAGTATTTACTTGTGATGGCTCAACACTACTTACTTGCTGTTCCTCTTGTGTCTCAGGGCGTTCTATATTAGCACCTCTGATGAACCCTCTAAGGGCATCAGCAGTTGCACCTAGTTGCTCTTCGAAGGCTACATTCAAGGACCTACTGCGCCTACTAGCTTGCGTAGTTAGTGCAGAGGAGTCTACGTTGAAGTCACGTAGCTTCTTACCTTCCTGCACCAGAGGAATGTTAGTCCTGCCCATAGCTGTCGCAACGATGGCATCCCTTAGCTCATTGTCTTCTAGTTTACCTAGGGTACCATCGAAGCCCTTAAGCCTAACGATGAGATCAATTGCATTGTTGGCCTCTGTAGCAGCTATGTTGGCTCTCTTGTTCAATGTCTCTTGACCACGCTGTGCTATACCACGTGCACTAGATTTAACTTGAGGTTCAAACTTACCTGTATCAGGGTTATACTTGATACTATCCTTAGCTGCCATAGCTGTAGCCCATAGTGCTTTGTTACCTACGGTGATTGTGTTGTCACCTAAGGCATCTGCTCTAGTTGGGTCTACCTTATTCAGTTCCTCTAGGCGTGCATGGAAGCCTTCTTTGTTGAAGTCCTTAACTACGTGATTCAAGGCTTGAGCGCCACTAACATGCTCCATTGCAGCCACGCTCATCATAGATCTCTGTTCAAACCAGTTGTTGATCTGACCATCAGGCAGTGCTTCACCGGAATTCTTCTCTTGTGCAGCAGCTAGCGCCGATGCACTACCTAGGACTTGGTTGGCTTCCTCTTTAGAGCTGATCTCTCGTACCATCTCTGGCTTCTTTAGGTACTTAAGCATCTGAGTCAACCGTAGGCCTTGGCTGTTAACCTCAGTGGGTGACAGACTACCTAGGTCCTGTAGTGCAGAGCCAATACGAGTCCTGAACTCATCAACTGTAGCCACATTAGACAGCAACTCAGACGTAACGAATTGTGCAAATGCACGCTCACCTAGCACATCCTTAATGAAGGACGACATACGGATAGACTCTGATGCATTCAAACCCAGCTTAGTACTGAAGTGCTTCATTGCCTCACCAGAGGCCTTCACTGCTAGGACGCCCTTGGATGCATCGAACATATCCCTGACCATCGTGGCGTTTTTCTCTATTTCCTTATCTGCCTGCTCTCTAGCCTTACCTGTGAGTGCACGGTAGGCCACTGTCTGCCTAGACTGCGTTATGTAAGTAGTCACAGCTTGGTTGGTTAGAGGGGCCAAGGTAGCCATGAAGTTAGCTTCAGCCTCAGGCCCTGCAGCGACAGCGTTACTAGCAAGTTCAGGGATTCGATTAGCAGGGACTAGAACTTGATCTATAATGATATCAGAGATAGCAGTGAAAGCATTCTGTTTCCCTACTTCATCAAGTTGATTCCTCTGAATCTGCCTTTCAATGTTCTCAACTTCAATCTTACTCTGTGCAATCTTGATGCGATGCCCTCTACCTAGGGCCTCTGCTTCCTCATTAGTCATCGTTGAGTCACCGATGGCAAAGCCAGTAGCAATGTCCTGAGTGATGATAGAAGCGGCTGCATCTGCCTTCCTAGCATTCTGAGCAATCAAGCTGTTACCAGTGAAGAGCTGATGTGTAGCAGATTCAATCAAAGCTAGATCATTAGGGAACTGCTTCTGTAGATCCCTGTTGATCTTACTACGATTAGCCTCTTGAGCTAGACTATTCTGGTTACCTTGCTCAGTAGCTGCCTGATTGGCACTATGTGCTTTAATGACAGCATCAGTGACCTCCTTGTTCTTCTGCTCTTGCATAAAGGAGAGGCCAGCAGAGGCTAAGTCGGCTAAGCTGCCTACACCAGCAGCGATGGCCTCAGATGTAGACGCAGTAGCAGGGGCAGAGAAGCCCTGCTGCCTAATAGGAGCCGGTGCTGTGGGTTCACTAAGTATTTCATCAAACTTAGGCATTATTGTTCTCTCCTGTTAGTGTTCTCTGATGCTCCACTGAGTGCAGCGTCTATACCAAGCGTACGCAAGACCATTGCTTTCATCTCTTCTACTACAGTGGCATGATTAGGCAACCTAGACCCTGCTACATGTATCTTCATCCTCTGAGGGCTAGGCAGGTGCTGTGTTAATGCCACTACTATCCTGAGTTTCCTATTGTAAGTATCAACATCCCCTTGCCCACGTGCACGAAGGGCCTCTAGTTGCAGCTGACGTACACGCTTAGCCATATCCTTAGTGAATGTCTTGTCTTCATCAATCTGATGTCTCATCCAGTCAATCTCAGCTATGTCCCTAGGCTGGATGCCGAGGGCAGCAGCGAAGGCTTCCATCGGAGTGGCACTAGTGATAGCTTTACCTGACTCTTGGCTGATCCACTCGCCATACTTGATGACATGGTAGGCCCTCTGTGCTCTACTTAGGACACTGAGGTTATCCCCGATGTCACTCAGCATCTCAGGGAGGATATCAGTGACACTAGCTGTGCCTGAAGCTGCTACCCTGTACATTTCAGCCATAGAGTTAGCTGTATCTGAGCCTATATCACCTAGGACACCGAAGGGTGCACCAGCGACTACCTCTAGGAAGCTACTATTACCCACATCTGTACCCATAAGGCGACTACCGAGGTCAGACAGGCCCTTGCCTATGATGGCTGCACGTGCACCGAAGGCTACATCGACCTCACCTAGGGTGCTAGCGTAGATCATAGAGTCAATAGCACCGCCTAGGATGGCTCTGTGGGCTACGTTGTCTGCGAAGTTATCACCTTCAAACTCTAACCCTAGCTTATCCTTAGCATACTCAGCTATGGCACGCCCAGCAGGGATACCAGCAGAGCCATAGAGGAACAGCTGCCCAGATACTAGTGCTAACTTCTGACCGGAGGTCCACTGCGGGTTGCCACCGAGGCCCTTAGGTAGGATGTTCTCAATGAACCTAGCTTGGTAGCTAAGGAACTGCGTAGGCACAGACCATGCGCCTTTCTGCCATGAAGCAGCAGAGGCAGACACCATGTTAATAGTGTACTTGTCAGTCAAGCTACTCAGCTGTGCCCTGCCCTCTGGTGTACTAAGGTGCTCTACGGTGGCCCCTTCGTTGCGTAGATCATTCCATGCCTTACGCCAACCATAGATCCTATTGAGACGCTCAGCTTCATAGAAGAAGATACGTCCCTTCTGCCTAAAGTTGTCTAGCTTCTGACCCATATACGAGGCAGATATACCTGGGTGCTTATCTAAGAGAACAAGCTCACCATTAGGGTCGGCTGCACCACTCTTACGCATTGTCTTAACCATAGCCTTAAACTCATCAGCGTCCATAGAGGACATCTTAGCAGCTGCAGCAAGGATGTTATCATCTATATTGATAGCAGCCCAGCGCATAGGGAAAGCATCCCTGAAGAACCTAGGTGCATTCAAAGGATCAATAGACATCATCGCAGCAGCAGTTTGTGTCTGCACTATAAGCTGCGAAGGATCGAAGAGACCAAGCTTGGCATCAAAGGTCAAGCCCTTCAGAGAGGCTACAGGGTCTCTACTCTGTAGGTCTAAGATGCCTCTAGCCATGTTACTGCCCGGCTTACCCGGTACCTTCTTCTCTACGAAGTCAGCAAAGCTAACCATACTCTCTTGCCAGTCCCTACCTGCCTTAGTGGGGTGGCCAAGCTGGTTCATCAAGGCCCTACGGCTGCGCTCCCCTGCTCTAATTAGGGTAGGATCGCCCTGTAGTGCCCCTGCAGACCAGAAACGTTGTAAGTCTGATACACCTTCATTCTTAGGTAGGGTGTGTCCGAACTCTTTCATCCACCGTTGGACAGCATTGACCTTATAGTTGATATAAGAGGATGTCTGCATGGCATTCTCTACTGCCCTGTTAGCAGCCCTGAAGGGATCAATGGTCTCAGCCAGTTCATCCTGTGGGCCCGCCAGAGCAGCCCCTCTCTTGGAATAGTAGAGCCTACCGTGGTCCTCCATCCAACTAGGTCTACTATCAGAGACCTCCCGTAGGTCTAAGTTACCATTCTCATCCAAGATGCTCTTATATACAGAGGGATTTTCCCCATCTCTAATAGTCTCAAACTTCTGATCCTTAACTATACGCCCCTTAGTTACATGTTCTTGGAACTCATCAACACCATCCTCAAATCCAGCCCTCTTTAGAATCTCATCTGCTTCATTACGCCCTAAAGTACCTGCTTCGTGCCTAACGAAGGCATCTCTGGCCTCTTCCATCCGTGCCACCCATGTATCTGCTTCCCCTTTGGTGGTAAACACAGCATGAGTCTTAGGATTGTGGATATAGCGCATTACCCTGCCACCAGCAGAGGTAATACTACCCACTATAGCCTGCTTAGCGAACACAGTACCCCTGTAGATACGATGACCACCGGGCCTATAGAGCAATTGCTGATACTGCAGTGGTTCTAGCTGCATCTGACCTGCCTTAGCTAGGACATACTTGACTGGCTTGCCTCCTTTAGCAGTTAGCTTAGCATCTTGTACCTTAAATAGGTCATAACCACCCTTCGTGATCTTCTGTTGGATGTCAGCAGGCACTAAGTCAGAGCCTAACCTGAATACACCAGCGTCTACATCGAACAAGGTAGTCCCACGTAGGTCAGGTACTTGCTCTACCTTGCGTACATTACGTGTAGACATGCTGAAGTTGACATGCTCTAGCTTACCAGTCTGCCACCCCTCTGTTGCACTCTTAATGTACTCAGCATGGTTACGCATGTAGTACTCAAAGTCATTCAGGTTCTTAAGGGAGTAGTACCCTTGGACTTCCTTGTCCACTGGTGCTCTACCATTAAGCTGTCTGAACTCCCTATGGAACTCAGTTAGGTTATACCACTTATTATCTACATCTCTGCCTCTAACTATAACTGCATTAACACCCTCTCTTTGTTTCCTATTGAGGCTACCTAGGTCCTTAACGATAGGCTGCATTAATCTATGCATTGCACTCTGTGAGAAGTCAGCTGCTACTGCCCTGCGCTGCATATACTCAGGTAAGATAGATGCACTGGAGCGTAAGAATGAACCCATCACTGTACCTTCAGTGACATCCGTGTGCTTCATGGTAGCAAAGTTCTTCTCGGCTACATCCATCTTGCCTCTGATGAAGTAAGTGCCACTATGTTGGTCATAGACTATTTCACCATCACCAATACCATTCCTCTTTATAGCTGCCTGAGCTGTACCTTCAGAGGCAAAGCCATGCCCATCCTTACGCCCTACGATGTAGCCTAGCTTAGCTATACCGTTCTTAAAGGGAATGCCTGCACGTACACTCTGTTCTGTATAGAAGTCAACTGTCGCTGCCTTCCCAAACCTGCTTAATACCTCCTCTTTTGTGGCATCCACAGCAGCGAGTAGCTCCTCTGGTGTCAGCCTAGGGACATCGGGTGCTCCACCAAGGGTAGCAGAGCGTAGACGTTCGATCACCTCCTTCTGTACTTCTAGTTTGCGTGCTACTGCTTCACCAACAGAGGGAGAATTAACCCCATCAGGTAACTTCATCCCTGAAGGCATGGTTGCCTCCAGCGCGTCATCAGTTGCAAGCACTGCTTCATCAGAGCCACGTAGTGTAGCTTCTACTGCGTCTACAGCAGCAGGACGAGAAGCAGCCTTGAGGAATGCAGCCTTGGCCAGTTTTACTCCGGTGAACACTGGTATAACTGAGGCTATATCCACTGCATCAAAGATATTAGAGTTAGCAGCATCTTGCTCTGACATACCCTGTAACCCTTTAATGAGTTCTTGGGCAATCAGAGGGTTCTCTCCTAGGAAACCACTTTGTTCACGGATGGTCTTGAACACTTCAGGGTACACTCTATTAAACTCTGACCGAGGCATATTCATCAGGGTCTCACTGGCACCTTTAACATTAGAGCCACTGAGGTTCCAGAAGGATGCGCCGGGAATATCATCACTAGCTGTCAGCTTATTAAGAGGAATAATAGTGGCAGCATAGTTTACAATAGTATCTATTAGTGAGCTCTCTTGATGTTCCTCTTGGATACGAGCAGCCTCACGTGCAATAATAGAGGAACGCTCTAGCTGATCAGAGATCCAGTCAGAGGCATCACCACGAGCAAGGTCCTCTGCCATCAGTGCAGCAGCGTTGACATACTCAGGGTGCTCTAGAGAGAAGTCAATGATCTTACGGATACCTTCAATCTCCAAGGCATCGTAGGTCTCACGTTCCTGTAGTATCTCCCTTGTAGTCTGGAAGGACTCAATGATAGCCTGTTCTTGGGCATCTCTGTCTGGGTTGAAGATCATGTCAGCTACAGCCTCAGCCATAGCAGCTTGATCTCTTTCATTATGTAGGTCAGACATAGACAGGCGTAGATCATCCTCGGTGGTGTGATCTAAGGTAGCCTTATGTAACCTACGTTGCTCAGGGAAGTTCTCTGGGCGATCAGAGGTAGCAGCTGCAGCCAATAACACAGTATTGTCCTTACGTTCTGCGGACATAGGGTTAACTGTATCGGTGCTGAACTCAGCATCAATCGGAGTTAACTTAGCTTCTAGCTCTGTCATCTCGGGCATTAAAGGTTCCCTTTATTAACTTAACGCTTTTGTTATAGCACCAGCATTAGAGGCTACAAAGCCACCAATACTCTTAGCTGCACCTCCGAAGGCCGCTAGGCTGTTACCTGCAGTGATAGGTTGGCCTGCAATACGCTGTGTCTCTGCTACTTGTCCCGTAATCTGGTTGCCCAAGCTGGTAACAGTGTTGACAAAGCTGTTATTGGAGTTCAACTGTGAGGTAATATTACCTGCTACACCGGGCTGCGTAGAACCAGTCTGACCAATAGCTCCACCACCACCAGAACTAGCAATCAGGTTCTCAGCACGGCCCTGTGCACGCCTAGCTTGTCCAGCAGCAGCGCGCTTCTGTCGAGATGCCAGTACGTCCTGTCTGCGCTTCTCTAGGGCTACCCTGCGCTCATCGGATGCAACTGTCTCTGCGAACCTACGTTGTTCAGCTTTCTCTCTCTTCTTAGCTGCACTAATTTGAGCTACTGTACCAGCTGCAGAGATTACTGCGCCAATGATTGCTACTGCACCCATGTTTTATATCCTCTTCGTGTATACTGTTTCTAGTTCAGTAAAACTTAAACGCTCTAGTAACTTAGAGAAGTCCCTCTTGTCTTTCCTTACACTTATATTGTATGAAGCTACATCATTCTGCTTTAGGACTTTATGTATAAAAGAGAAGAATCTCCGTGATACATCGTATCGCCTATACTGCTCAGTTAAGTACAAGATATCTATTGCTGCTACTGTTCTACTTATATTCCTCATGTCTTCACTTAAGAGGATAACAGCGTAGCCTACTAAGTCCCCTTCGTCCCTTACACTTAAACATTTTAGATTACCTGTTTGGTACATAGTAACATATATGTCATAGTTTGGATCTAAGGGTTCATCGGGATCATCTAGCTCTGCATGGTTCTCTAAGATTAGTGGCTCTAGTTCGTCTAAGATGAACTCTGGAGTTACCGCTTCTATAGCGAATGTTATGTTATACGTTGGCTCCTGCTTCAATGACATACTCCCAACCAAATAGATTAAAGTCTTTGCCAGTCTCAGAGTCAAACCTGATTGAGATGGCCCTGCCTTTACCTCTGAACTTAGCTTTTCGCACTACCACAGGGAAACCAACAGGTACTTCAGAGATAATAGAGTTGTCTAACTTGAACTTGTTAGCGTATACCTGTTCCTGCGATGACCACTTACCTGACGCTTCATCATCTGCCCAGTCAAACCTGAACCTAACTAAGCAACTGCCTGCTGAAGTAGAGGCACCAGTGGACTCTGCTCTATCGAAGAAGAACCTAACATGAGGCGACTGCTTGTTACGTAGGTTCTCAAAGAGATCATGTCCTGTAATGAAGTAACTACTGTATGTCATACCAGTGCTGTCTTTAGAGAACCAGTCGAGGAACGCTGTATTGTTGAACTCACCGAAGGTCCAACGGTTATCAGCAGAGGCCGGGCTAACACATAGCCACTTAACGAAGGTGTTGTCTGTCACTGTACGGGCACTAGTGGTCCTACGTGTAGTGGTCACCTGTGTTCCAACGTTGTCTACGATGAGATCACCACCGGCTGTAGTTACCACATTAGTGGTTGTCTCTGTAAGGACAACAGCAGGTACAGAAAAGGCACCAACGATATAAGGGCTATCAGAAGCCAGAGGTGCGATGCCCCATGGGTAGAAGACCCCAAAGCTCGTATCATGGATAAGAACAGAGTCAAACTTCCACCGGTCAGTATTGCCAGATGGAGCACTAGCAGCGTAATGCCAGAATATTCGCTTGGACTTAGCATCGTAGACTCCTCTGCAGAACACCTTAGATAGATCAGGGATATCTTCTAAGAAGAATGTCTCGATGGTCTGCTGTGTCATGCTCTTAGGCACCAGCTTGCCACTCACAGGGTCTCCCTCCAGCCTGTAGATACCATCCTCTGCCCACCAGTGGACTACACCGGCAGCATTAACGATGGTGTCACCACCTACACAGCCAATGGAGGTAACGTTATCTACTGCAAAGGAGTCAGCAGCGAAGGCTTCATCTGTACCATTACCAGAGATAGACCAGATGCCATTGTCAGCAAATATAATAAGGAACCTACCTGTAACAAAAGTGCCCTTAACGTTGCCCATCTCTGGGATAACGATGACACCACCATCACTATCTAAGAGATCATTGAGTTCTTCAGTAGTAGGATCACTACTCTGATAACACTTGCCAATCCTGTCTCTCTTGGTTACTACCTGAGAGAAGAACACATGGCCATTGATGTTCTCACTCTCAACACCTAGGTACCACACCCGGCCACCAAAGAACTGAATGTGACTAGGGCGGTTATCCTCTTTAACTACTGTAAGACCTGTAAGGCCAGATACAGTATTCCTGTCCTTATTGAAGGGATCAAGGAGGAACCTGCCCCTAGGAGCAAGGGTGTTACCAGCTTCAAACCTAGCTAGCAAGTTAGGATCAAAGGTATCAGTGGAGCTTTTACCTGTCCACCACTGCTTATTGTTACCGGGGTACTCTGCTTTACTAGAGAAGTAAGTATCAATAGGATCATTCTCACCAGTGGCAGGAGGTGCCCACCCTTGGTTCTTCAGATTATAGTGGTGCTCAGTGGTGAGAGTGACAGGCTCTTCATCAGGCTCTAAGTTATCCTCTACACCATCAAAGTCCCTAATGAGTAGGCCAATAGGAGTAGATGTAATGTCATCATCGTCACTGCTGTACTCAATGAAGAAAGGATCAATACGTTTACCTGCAACGAAGCATAGGCCAGAGCCATAGCTGATATCTACAGGCTCAGTACCCACCTCTGTGGCACCGGGAGCAGTGAAGGTACCGAGGTCTACAGTGAAGCTCTTGAGGCCTGTGCTGAGCGCCTGTGTGGCCATGTCATAGAAGAACAGAGTCTTATTAATCTGTACTACAGCGAAGTTCCTATTACCACTCCCTGCTACTGCTCTCCATTCACCAGTACCAATAGCTTTCTCTTGGATAATAGCATCAGCTACAGCATCGCTGGAACTAGTGGTATAGCTGGCTTCAAAGTCAATACCTTTGCGACGGCGACGGTTACCCTTACGTTGTAGATAACAGTTGCTCTCCTCTAGGGAGGCATTTGGTGGGAATGTAAGGGGACCAGCCTCTGTTATCAACCCTGCCACAAAGGTGTTGATAGGCTTGGTACCAGCGTAGCCGTCAGTCACTAATGCTACTCCTGTACGCTTACGAAACTATTTTGTTTAACTGCAGGCTTATCTTTAGAACGTACGTAGGCATTGTAGGCAGCATCAGTGAACTGAGTTGCAGTGTAGGCCCCACGTAGGCTCTCGGGCAATGGGCCCCTACCTTGTAAGCGTTCAAAGTAAATCATACCATTACTCTTATTCCACTTAGCCCCATACTTACCTCCGCCATAGGTCTCTAGGTATTCACTCTCTACTTGCCCATCACGCATTGTGTCCTCCTTATCGGCTCTTACGGCCATAGTTGGGTCTATGTTGATCGTTAGCTCTTTTAATCCTATGCTTATTATTCTGGTACTTCTGCTTATGTGACCTAGCTAATCCAATAGCAATAGCGTGTTCCTGTTGTTTAAGCTCAGCGAAGCATACAGCTTTGGCTGCATTGAACAAATAAGGGAAGAAATCACTGTCGATGTCAGGTACGAATGCATCAGTCAAAGAGAAGGCAGGCTCTATAGTACCCCAGCATTGAGTTTTTGTACCAGTAAGTGTAGTGTCAATGGTGCTATCGTGGGAATCAAATACCAGATGCTGATCATCGAATGTAGTGAAGAACTGAGGGTTCTCATCAGTCCTGATAAGCAGCGACACATCATTCGTGTAGGTGGTGTCAGTAGTAACGATAACATCATCATCATCGGAGTTCCTCTTGTTGGTTCTTTCTAAGAACACAGTGGGGTGGCAGTAGGGTACTTGAACAAAGTTGACATCCGTGTCTGTAGCACTGCTCCTCTTATCGTAGGACACCCACTCTACGGACACAGCATCATCTTCTAGCTTCATGATAGTAGGATAGTTAGTATCGCCTAGGCCAGTTAGCTCAAATAGCTTTTGGTGTTCAGGGATAGTCTTGTTACTAATGAGATCATAGTAGGTATTCTTGATGATGTTAGCTACCTGAAGGGACTCAGCCGTATCAGAAATAGCATTGACTTCATCGGACTCCATAGCGCTTAAGATGCCCTGAGTCATATCCAATAGTGTTCTCTGTGGCATTAAAGTAGTCCTCCTAGTCCAATCTTCTTAAGTGCCCATGCTCCGAATGCACCCATAATACCAACAGCACCTGTTAGTATCCATCTAGCTCTCTCTAAAGAGTTTATTCTATTTTCATGTTTATCAAATGCTATATCTATATAGCCTCTACGGCGCTCTAGTGACTCTTTGAAGCCTTCAAGGTTAGTTTCATTGCGTATAGCTGCATCTCTAGCTTCCTGTAGTAGCTCAAATAGTTTATCTCTCCTGCCATCCTGTGATCTACGCTCCTCCATGTCTACCTCTTAGGGTGCTTAGCTTTGGTGGCATCTATGGCATCTAGGATTTCTTTAGCCTTAGCTGGCATAGAATTGCGTGGACGTAGGACTTCTAAGACCTCCCATATTGCAGCCAGTTGATCACCTACAGAGGCGTACTCTGATCTACGTGCTTCATCAGCAACTTTGTTAAATAGCCTATCTTGTTCAGCTTGTGAGGATCGTTTGGCCCTACGTTCATCTACTTCTGCTTGCTCTTCAGGAGTGAAAGGAACTATGCCCTTGCTTGTTTGATGGAAGTCTGGCATATTATGCGTCCTTTAACCCGTAAAGTCTAAACTCACCTGTGTCAATTGTATCTCCCCCTTGTTCTATAAACTGTATTGCAGTTATAGCAGTATTCTCTAGGTAAGTGGCTGTACCTCTGTATTGCTGCTCTAGAGTCCCAGCACTACCTGTTTGCTGCATATTCCAAGCAATCCTTGTATGTTTAGTGGAGCTACTGGGGTTGAATATAGTTACTTCACCATGGGCATTGCCTCTAGATGTAGCCGGACCAGCGTTAACTTGCATCTCAACTAAGGTATCTGAGTTATCTATGGACCCAGAGAAAGCAGCAGAGTTAGTGTTAAGGGAATCTACAGCCCAGTTATAATTGCCGGCACCACTATCAATAGTAGGTGTGGCTCCAGTTCCAACACGAAAGCACATCATATTAGCTGAACCACTAAAATCTACATTGTAGAAAAAGACTTTAAATACTTTGTAGGTACTATCAGAAAACCAAGCATTTGTGTCAGCTTCCCCTAATAGCGCCGCTGCTCCCCCTGTCATAGTTACTGTATCAAGAAACTCCCATGCACCAATAGGGGCTGCTTGCATAGTAGGAACAGCACCAGGGCCATTACTGGTTAAGACCTGCGCCGCCGTGCCTTCATCAATCTCTGCAGGATCACCAGAGACATTGAAGCCCAACAGAGCACCTGCGCTTCCGCCTGCTAACTTGGCAAGGGTGACAGCGTTGTCTGCTAGTTTAGCTGTGGTTACATTGGCGTCTGTGATCTTAGCTGTAGTTACAGCATTAGCTGCTAACTCAGCAGTGTCTACAGCTAATGCGCCAATGACTCCATTCTTGACCTTAGTCAGTGCCATCTACAGTGTCCTCCGCTAGCTTGCTAGCCTCCTCGCGCTCTACAGAGGTATCCACAGCAATGGCTACCCTGTGCCGCAACCCTCCTACTTGCAGCATCTCTGGCCCTCTAATGGCTCCACGTGAGACTACTAAGTCAATTACTGTAACTACCATCGTTGCGTCTTCTTTGCTTAGCTGTATCATCTTACGCTGCTACTCCGTTTACTGATGCAATTCCTGAGGCTGCAACTCCGTTGATGCTGGTATATGTTGAGACACCGTTGATCACTTTAGTAAACCCACCACCACCCGCCGCAACGAACTCATCCCAGCCCATATCGGGCGTAGTAACGTCGCGCGTGTCGCCGTCAACGTCAGTCGTTATACCGGTAATAGGCGTGCCCGCGTCTTCGGCTTCGTTGCCTGCCTTCAAGTGATAGTCGGGTGAAGCACCTGTCGCGACAAACGTATTCGCGGCAGTCTTGGTTGTCAGCGATCCAGTGCCAGCAGCCGTGGCATCGCTGGACATATTGTGGCTCTCGTCACATGAAGCGCCAACGGTGAAGTCCGCATTTGACACACCGATGGAGATGCAATTCTTAATCTCTTTAGCTGCGTTGTTACCGAACCTAAAACCGTGCGTGTTGTCTGTGCTTATGGCTGTGACAATATTGTGGACAGTGCAAAAGTACGCATCGACGGGAGCAACACCGGTGTGGTTCGCGTTGAACCCTATGCCGACACGAGAGCCGCCAGCGTTCTTGACTAGCTCATAAGCTAAACAATTTTGCCAAGTTGCCCTCATTGAAGCACTGTCAAACGCTATGAAGCCTGCGAGGCTTGTGGTTTCAGCAGGGTCGCCGCCGTCGTGGACCATGCAGTTTTTGACAATGCTGCCCACAGTGGTGGCGTTACACTCAAAGCCAATACGATCACCACTCGATGCATGAAACCCGCCACCATCTATTTCTAATCCGTCGATTACAGTGCCGGGATCAGAGTAAATGCCAATGTTGGCAGTGTAATCCGCTGTCATAACAATGCGAGCGCCGGTTCCCTCTGTGCCATCATGCCCTTCCCCTGTTGCGGGGCGCAGCGTTATGCTCGTCGGGTTGCTGGTAGTGCAATTAATGATATCAAAGTAGTCGTTAGGGAATGACGCATCGTTGTATAGCTCGCCAACGATATCGGGATTTGATGGGTATTCGGTCGCGTTGTCTAGGTCGGCATCCCAAGCGGCGATTGTGCTGTAGTCGCGGCCACCGCCTGAACCGATTGATCTTGTCTCGGTAGCCATTACTTCGCCGCCACAATGTTCAGCGCGTTTTTAATATGCCGGATATCGACTTCTTTCGAAGGATTGCGAACGTCCGTGCCAGTCTTGCCGCTAACCAGCGTATCGATATCGACAAAATTGGCACGCTTCTTCAGGCGTACTGGCCGTTCCTCGTCAGTCTCAACCGCAGCAACTAAATTCGCTGCTTCCTGCGGCGTCATATCCACAGTGCCAATACCAAGGAAGTGCCGCTTCTCTTTTGGTGTCAGCGGCCAGTCTCTGTGATCGGCTTCTCTATGTGGGCTGAATGTCTCGATCTTATTCCACAGGCTTAGAACCTTTGAAGGCGTCGGCCTCTCTTTAGCGTACCAATATTCTGCGCCGGGGGTGCCAAAGATGCGGTGCCTCGGATATTCCAGTCGGCGCTGCAAATAATGTTCTACATCCATATGGTGCCCGTTGGCGTTTGCTTCCGGCCCAACAAGGATTGTATCGCCCGTAGCGATCTCTGTTTGCAGCACTTCGGTTTTACTTACCCGCTGCATTTTGTAATCGTAAGTGTTCTCAGACAGGTGCCAGTAAAGCGTATTATCCCGACGCAAACCATCGCGTGTGAATGGCGCATCCGCTCGGCAAAGAAGCGTTGAGTGCGTCCACTGTATCGCCATCCGCGAGAAGGCGCAGATAATATCGCCAGCCTCATAGCCGGACCCGTTTTCTATTTTCAACAGCAGTTCAGCCATGTTTGTTATACCACTATGTAAGTAGGATCAGGATTGAAATAGATAACGTCTGCTGTAACAGCGAAGCCTACCTTGCGCACTGTATCCCCTGAAGTGCTAGGGGCTGTGGCTGTAATGGTACCGTTGGTCTCACCTACGTACAACTCATCCCCTATAGTCCACGCCCATGTATCATCTCTGACGTAGCTACCCGGCATGGCTACCTTCAGGGCTGTAGTATCCGTGCCAGCAGCTAAGCCAATAGCAAGTAAGCCCTTAGCCTCTGCTGAGCTAGCTGTGACTGCGTTAGCCATATGCCATTCACCATCAGATTCATTAAGGTAAAGTAGGTCCATGATAGTTGTAGTCTCACCTGCATTAAGACCACTGTGTGTAAACCCTGTAGCAGTATGGTCTGTGTCAGGAGTGATGTCAAAGGTGACCTCCTGTACATCAGTCATGTTCTGCCCATTGCAGTCTAAAGAGCCACCTAGTTGTGGTGTAGTGTCTTCACTAATATTCTGTAATGAGTTATCTACTAAGCTCTCCTGTGCATCAGTCAGAAGACGCTTATTTGTTGCATCAGTAAAATTAGTAGTAGTGAATGTGGGCGCAGCTCCACTTACTACACTCTGATCCAGGGCTTTAACATCTGCAATGGAGGCCAACTCTGAGTCCATCAAAGCACCAGCAGAGGTCACGTTAGTTACATCAGTGACATCAGCAGAGGCTTCAATGCCGTCTAGCTTGGTGCCATCAGTGGCTAAGTCCCTGCCGTCTACTGTGCCACCTACCGTTACATTATTTGTAATGAAGAGAGCATCAGTGTACACTTCAGCGAAGCGAGTAGCAGTAGCTCCTAAGTCTCTAGTGCCATCTGCATCAGGGATGATATCTGCATCAACTACATCGCCCCATGAGTCTCCAGCACCCCCTGCCACTGTAGCAAAGCTTAAGTTACCAGCACCGTCTGTCTCAATTACTTGGTTGGCTGTACCATCTGAAGCAGGGAAGATCAATGAAGCTGCACCTAAGGTAACAGCACCAGTGGCAGTCAAGGCGGCAATGCCAGTTACGTTATTGGAGTCATCAATTAGGACACCGGAGTTCTGTATGTTAGTGCCATTAGCATTATAGCGAGCTACAGCATTATCATCAGCTGTACCACCGTTCACATTACCTGAACCAGCTGATACAGTACCAGTCATGTACCATACAGCTATGTTCCCTGTACCTGTAGGAGGGGCCTCAGTGAAGGTCAGTGTAGTGCTACTTATGGAGTATGTGGTATGCTGTTGGAATACACCATCAATGAAGATCAGTACATCTTTTTCATCGTTGGGTGCTTTACTTAAGGTGAAAGCTACAGTAGCACTATCTCCATTGAACTCCTCTGGGGTCTCTGTGTTCAACGGAGGACTAGCGAAGATCAACCAGTTAGCTGCCTTGTCAGAAGCAAAGGTGCCACTGGTGTGTGCAGTATAGCAGATATACGTGTTAGGCTCACCATCACCTAGGACAAGATCACCTACAGCATATTCTGTTAGAGTCACCCATGAGCCTCTAGGGTTCACTGATGGTAGCATGTTTACAATGGATAGACCATCTAAGGACAGACTCTGAACATCAATGGCATCCACGTTAAGGATGTCAAAGTTATTCATATCTAAGTTATCACCCATAGCATTAGGCGTAGTGCCATCCCTGCTCAGGGTATTCTCTAGGGCAGTCTCAATGAGGGCATTGTTGGCATTGATAGCATTAATCGCAGACGTCTCATTGCCTGTGATCGTAGCTAGATCAGTGAGTGTCAGCTTAGCCATCTCTACCTAGTCCTTCTTTGTACTATGTGACTCAACTAAGTTAAGCTGTCTGAGTGATTTCAATAATAAAGGTAGCCTCTACTGCGTTGGCTTCTACGCCATCAGAGATTATCTCTAAGGTACCCCCTGCAGATACGGTATTATTACCTGTGGGTACAGAAGAATCTACTGTGCCATTTGTGGCACCAGAGGCAATGTTGAACCCCGGTTCAGTGACTGCAGCACCTCCAATCTCAAAGGTGAAACCAGCAATGCCACTAGTAGTCCCGTGTACAACAGATCTAATGTGTGTGATATTCCCTGCTACAGGCATCAAAGCAAAGGTGGACGCTGCTGTGCCAATGTCTGCTACTCGCTGTGAAACGTAGACTTTATTTAAGTTGAATATATTAGTTTGGTCAATGGAGGCAGTAGTGATCTTCTCGAAGACACCGGACCCTGCCCCATCAGCTACAAAGACTTGATCTGCACTGGCTGAGTCCACACCTTTAGCTTCATGTAGCTCTGAACCAGATAGATCTTTATGATCAGTAGTCAATAGATGTGTCTCCTAACAATGTTATAGAAGCAAGGGGTGCCCCTGTTAATAGAAGGACACCCCAAGCTCTTAAGTAGTAGCTATACTACAGTCGGACGATATTTAACAACTAGGCGACCACGCCCAGCCGTAAGAGCCGCTGTAGCAAACCCATACGAGAACACCAGAGGCAGCGTTGCATCGGTGGCATTAACTGGCGAAGTACCAACCAATGCACCATTACAGGCAATCTCATCATCAGCTGCATCAATTGCAGTGATAGCGATATCGACATCAATGCCGTCAGCATCAAGCACCGAGAAAGTACCATCGCCATCGTCATTCATAACGCCGAGATCTAGCGTTGCCGTAGCGCCTACAAACGCAGTATCTACGTAGAACGTAGCACTGGTAATATAGGAGCCGGGCGGTAGCGTAACATTTTTGTCAATGGGGACTTGAGATGCAGTGGCAGGGACTTCCGTACCAACAACATCCAAAGTGAGCTGCTTCTCTTCCCCGTAGGCAGCAATCTCGCCACCTCGGGCAACAGCGCCCTGCTCAGATCCGAAGCGAACTTCAAGACCATCATCGTTAACCCACAATTCAGCATCAGCCATGTCTTATATCCTCCTTTTCTATGCGTACACTTGATCAGTGTCACTGAGGATGCAGACGAGGTTCTCCGGACGATACAGCTTAGAACCCCAGCGAGCCGTAACTACGTACTCATCACGCTGGAAGTCTTTGTTGTAACTGGAGTCAACCGTGGGCATCTGACGCCACGCACCCATGAACGGCAGTACATCACTGGCAGCAGAGAAGAACATATTCGCCTTACCTGCAGTAGTGGTGACAGAGTCAATGGTTTCGTTAGCATCTGCGAGATTGTTAGAAACGTAGATGTCAAAGCCATAAACGTTCTTAACGAAGCGCATCCCAGTTGCGATACCGCTAGTGATGATACCTTCCCATCGCGGGTTATCACTTACACTAGTCAAGTTAGACAGAGTGTTAAGCGTAACTTCGACGCTAGGATCAACAATACCGATCAGGTTCGTATCGGGCACGTTAGCCTTCTTAAGTGCAAACCGCGCCTTAGCGAAGTCAGCAAGCTTAACTACCTCATCCGTGCCACCAGCGACGAAGCGGTGACGCGCACCGTTAATCGCGTTGACATCAGAAGCAGTCTGTTGACTCTGAAGGCCAAGAATGTTGGTCTCAACAGAAGTCATGATTGCCCGTTCCATCTTAGGAACAAATGAGCTAACAAGCTGGTTCATATAGAAGAGATCCTGCTTGTTCTTATTGGTGATGTAGATCCCCGATTGCTTGTAGTTGCCAATCGTGAATGTGAACTCACCGGTATCGAGTGCACGATACTGTACAGCTTCGTTCTCATCATAATCGTTTACCTGCGCCTGACCAACAGACGGGACAGTAAACTGATCACCATCAGGGAACTCGCTGAGCCAATTTACCCACTGCTGAGCGAACAACTCATCTTCAAGAACTTCCTTGAGCTGACTCGACCAGATTTCGGAGCGGATAAGATGGCCACTGTTACTTGTTTCCATCATAGTAATAGTCTCCTTAGGTTAGTGTGTTAGACATCATAGAACTTCTCCGGACCTAGGGTCTGACGATCACTCATCAGTTTGTTCTGGACATCTGCTGAGAAGTAAGCACGTTTGTCTTTCTTCCGTAAAGTGTCATAGAACGATTTGGTCTGGGGCTGCCCTACCGTAATTGTGGTGTTGCCTTCCTGCTGCTGTTGTCCAGCTTGAGGAATAATACCTGAACCACCATCGGTCAACGGAGGTGTAGGCGTCTGTTGAGAATCAATCCCCATCTGAATAAAGAAAGCCTTCGGTGACTTGGCCGCTGCATCTTCGAGGAACGCAGTAGATACCCCGAGTTCAGCTGCCTTAGCCACGACTGCTGCCTTCTTCTTCTCTGCAGTACCAAACACTTCAGTCATCTTAGTTTCAACTTGTGCAAGGTTCTGCTCACGGGTCTGTACTTCTCGGTCTTGGGCTACCACTTCACGAACTACTGTAGCGATATCTGTCTCACCACCCTGTTGAACCCCCCCTTGGGGTGCCCCCTGTGTGGTCTGCTGAGTTTCAGTATTTTGCTGCGTCTGTTCGGTCTTGAGAAGGTCCACTACATCTTGTCGAGTAAGGGGCTTCTCTTGGTTGCCTGTGTTGGACGTAGATCGCAACTCTCCGTTCTCATGTTCTAACTGTTGAATATGCTTGTCTTTCTCGATAGCCGCTTTAGCCAAGTCTTCAATAGTTTTGTACTTCTTGTCTTCACCGACTAAACGTTCAACAGGTGATACGTTTTCATCATTTGAGAAGCTGCTTTCTTGGTCCGCCATAGGATATGGTCCTCCTTGGATAGTGTTTGAACTCTATTATTACCTATAGTATACACTATAGGAACTCACTTGTCAACCATTAAAAGCTTCTGTATATCTTTCATCGCCTGTATGTACCCGTCCTGTGCTGCTCTCTTATAAGGCCAACCAGGGCTATCATACTCTAACTGTTGTTCTTTCTCTTTTGATCGCTTACCTAGGATAGTATATAAGACTTCCCTGAACCTATCCGAGTTAGAGAATAAAGATCCTACTTCCTTTAGTGCCTTATCATATTCTGCTTGATTCTCATAGTCATCCTTAGATAGGTGCTTCGTCCAATGGGAGTTCAGACTCATCTAGATCTTCTCCTTCTTCTTCTTCTGATGCCGCTATAGCGTCTTCGTTCTCTAGCTGTTCATCGATACCCAACTGTCTCTCTAGTCCAGCTGCGAACTGCTGTGATTCAGCGTTCTCTGCTAATTGTACATTCTTGGATACAAGGTTGAACTTCTCAAAGTTAAGTAGTCTCTCTACTGCCTTAGCAATACCGATACCACTGATGTGTACCTTAACGGATGGGTCCTGCCCTAAGGCACTATTAGCGAACTGCACCATGTTTTGTAGCTGGTTAGCCTCGGCTGCGAAGTGCCGTGCACCAATAGGGAAGATCTGGCCCTTGGCTGTCAAGTCTGCCTTGGTGATTGTCTGAAACAACATAGTTCCTTGGTCGTTGTCTACAGAGGCAACCAAGTCTTCTGTGTTCATGTTGCGTCTAGATGTCTCTAGCATGTCATTCAGGATACGTTCCATAAAGACTTCAAAGTCATTGATCTTACGCTGGAACGTTCTAGCTCCTGCTGCATCCAACCTAGAGAACTCAAAGGCTGTCTTCTCTCCTGGGGTACGTACACCCATTGCTTCCTTAGGTGCACCAGCCATCATCTCCATCTCATCCTCTAGCTCCCTGATCTCTAGGTTAGCCTGTAGGACACCAGTCTCTGGCCTCAAGAACTCAACGTCACCATCTTCACCAGTGTAGATACGTTCACCGGGAGCGAAGTCGAAGTCCTCTACGAACCCTTTGATCTTCACTAGAGGCAATGCAATCTGATCGAAGGCATCAGCTTTAAGGTTCTCTAAATGGTCTATCCTGTACTGTAGACCGACAAGGTTATCCAAGGGCCCCATAGCATAGAGGTTATCAGGGCGGTTACGCCAACCGACATGCCTAATGAGGTTCTTACGCCATGTAGGATTGGGGACAACACGGAGTATATGAAGCCTATCGATGACAGTAATAATATGATTAGTGTAAAGCTTATCATTGTGAACATCATAGATATCTCCAATGAACTCTAGAAGTTCAACACTGTTGCTGCTGTAATAGTGGTGCATGTCCGAGAAGCCATCCATGACGAACCCTTCAGACATGATACGATCATCACGGGAGACAGCCTTGAGCTTCTCTCTGTTCTGCTTAACTAGGTCTAGGATATCTCTCTGGTACTCTAGTGCAGGACGCTCTTCTAGGTCCTTGTAGACTTCACCGATGGACTTAACTGACCTAAGGATCTTAGGGGAGCTATCCCATGTGGGTGCAGCTGGGTTGAACACAATCCTAAGAGGAGAGATACGAACAGGCATAGGGCCAACGTAGCCCGGTACATCCTCTTCTTGATCTCCGTTTTGTTCTGCTTCTACCTCAGCTGTCAACGGTACGATACGCCGTGTCTCATTGACGTACTCGGTAGTAGCAAAGGCGTTACCGTAGTCAATGAAGTCCAACACTAAACTATGCATGATCTCCCTGAAGGGGCTCACAGTAGGCCTAGTCTTAGAACGCATGTAGCTCTGGATGAGATCTACCTTTTCCTTCTTAGCGCTATCTTGATCATCTGCGATCCACGTTAGCCAATCATCATTAGGAAACAGAGCAGACATGTAGTTGGACTCTAGGTTATCCCTGATCTGTGTCAGCTTAGGCCGCGTAGTACTGTTGCGCCACGGGAGTGTCTTGTTTGCGGTAGTGGTGGTATCAGTTGCAAACAGGTAGTTCCGTAGTTCACGCTTCTCATCCAACCATGAGTCACGCAGGTTCTGCCAGTCCTGATACTGATTAGCGATCTGCTGTGCGAATGAGTCGACACCTTCGATCTTATCCATCACATCAATAGTTCGTCCTGCCATTACGCTGCTACTCCTCCAAATCTGCTATGGTATTTAATCTTTTCTTTGTGTCTACGGTTAGCTGAAGCACCCATGTTCGAAGGAGGTACAGCTATCTCTACTGCTGCTGTTAGAGCATCCTTGATATCATCATGAGGAGGGCGCTCAACTACTAACTCATCTTCTAGGAGAGAACAGTTACCACCTCTGTAGTGCCAGATGGAGTTATTCTCGTAGCGTGGATTCAACATTGCAGCTATACGTTCTTCCTTGGCACCAGAGGCTCTATTGGGACTATGGCTATCCAAGGCTAGAGCTAACCCGTTGGGCCTAATGTAGGACCTCTTGAGTTCCTCTACGATCATCTTCTGTGCTGCTACAGTCTCAACTCTGAGCTTCCTGTATCCCCACTTGACATGGGACCTAAGGATGGTGTTAAAGTAATCTGTTATGTTGTCAGTCTTGAATCTATCAATATCTAACACATAGATAAAACCATCTGAGTCTATCCCTACAACTACGAGAGCAGTGAAGTCAGCTTTCTTGGTAAGGGAGAATGCAAAGTCAATAGCTGCTACAACGTTGAGTCTCTTGTTCTGGTAATGCCAGTTACCCATCTCTTGCTTCAAGAAGGCTTTATCGTAGTACTGGAAGTACTCTTTGGATACACCAGAGCCTTCAGGGTTATTGGGGTTGTTGTAATACTGAGCGTAGTACTGAGTCCTATTGAGATACTTGGCTCTCTTCCTAGCTAGGATACGTTGATCAAAGCCAAACCATTTGCCATCGTAGCGTTGCTGCCTAGGCCACAGGAACTCACCAGTACCTATACCTGAGTCCTCTACTTGCTTCTCGAACTTCTCATAGACAGGCTCAGTTCCTACGACTTCACCGTTGGCATCGAAGATCTCCTCTTGCATCTCCATCATATCATTGTAGAGATCACGAGGATCATAGCGTGTGCCTACCACCCACTCCTTTGCTTCACCAGATTCAATAGAGCTAAGTAGGCTATACTGAGTCTTGACCTTATCTCTGCCATCCCTAGTGTAGGCATTCTCTTGGACAACCACATCATCCAGTGCTGCAACATCGCAATGAAGTCCTGTAATGCTAGTAGTAAGACCACCAGTGATAATGGAAGGATCTCTAACACCCTCAATCTTGCGTAAAGGGTGGTCAATGGAGACCTCTGTTGCTGTCCACTTCTCACGTTTGTCCTCCTGCTTGTGGACGTACTCAGGCCAGTACCTACGGAATATGTTAGACTCTAAGATGTCCTTCATAAACTTAAGTTGCTTCTCAGCTAGGCCTGAGGTGCTACTCAGGTAGAGAACACGATGATCAGGGTAGAGCACTAGATGCCTAATAACCCTGTATGCTAGCAGTCTTGACTTCTGATGGTCTCTAGGTAGTAGTACAAGTTGCTGGTCTTTAGCTGTAGGACGTTCCCACCAAGAGATGCAGTCTTCGTGTACTGCACCCAACACGGTAAGAGGATGTACTAGCTTAATGAAGGTGGCTAGGTCTGACTCTGCTGCCTCTCTGATGGCTAGCATCTGATCAGACATAGGAGGCCTGTAGTCGTCTTTGTTCATCCTACGTTGTCTACTATCAAACCTATTCTGGCAGCATCTTCTTCAGTTCTCTCTTGTAACTGTGAAGCAATCAAGTCTTCCTTCTGTTGCATATCCTTGGTTGGCCTACCTCTACGTGCTTCCTTGTATCCAGCTTCTGCTAGCCACTTAGCTGCAGCATATTTAGATCTACCTGACTTAGCTACTTCATCGATGATAACGTTGATACCTTTAGAGCGCATAGCTACTTCTAGTTCGATGTTCCAGAGGTCTACGTGTTCACAGAACCATTTAGTACCCTTAAGCTTCTGCCATAGCTTCCAACTACCGAAGGCTCTCATGGCACAGGCGTACTCTGTAGGGTCCATACATTCGATATAGAGACGCTTCAAGGATGGGACAATGTTGACTTCGTTGCCATCCTCGTCCCAATGACGACCTTGTTCATCAGTGTGCTTCACTTGAATCCAATAGGGGTCACTATCTGAGAGACACCAGAGGGGTTCGACACCAGTCTTTATGTGCAAATACTTCTCTCGGAAGAGGCTCTGAGTAAGGAAGATCCCAGTGTGAGTCTTGTGTTTACCTAGGTGTTCTGGATACTCTAGCTCGAATTGCACTCTATGTGCTCCCTATTGAAGTTGCATTGTACCCTTAGTATAGCACACCCAACACTAGATGTCAACCCCCTAAAATAAAGTTGCCTATAGGGGTTGAAAGTGAACACCAACATCCTATATACACTATAGTACCTTCTATAGAGGATACTAGGTTGTTGTAATACACTATGTGTACACTACTGCCTAAGTTGCCTATGTTGTTCTTCTGTAGTGCACTATAGGGGGCATCACTACTCACTGGTGTACTCCCGTAGATATTACACTAATACCTATATGGGACTACAGAGGATTATGGTGAGATAATGTAGGCATCAGTAAAACACACACTGTAGACCCCCTAGCCCCCTTACCCACCCCTGTTCACTATAGTCAACTATGCATATATAATAAACTACACTGGCTCCGGTGTTCTACCTTGGCATCCGTGTTCATCCGGTGAACATGATTGTTACGATAGCGTAACGATGTGTTGCAAATATGCCCCACCATAACCACCGTAGACATTGCTGGCACTAGTGTCCTCAATAATACATGTAAATATACATGCACTATTGCCTACAACATTGCCTCTATATTATTTCTACTTTATTGCTCTTTTATGCTTGACTATGGGACTCCGATGCCCTACATTAACACTATAGAAGATCAAGCAAGGAACAAACAGGATGGCTAGACTAGGCAAAAGAGAAAGACAAGCCAAGAGAGCAGCAATGCTGTCTAGCGTTGTCTCCAAAGGGCGCAACGCTGGCACCCTAAGTTGCCATCCTAGTTTGACTTCCTACATGGGACGTGATATAGGTCAAATAGGCTTAGTTGCAACGTCTCACAAATGGGAATACAACGGGAAGACTGCCGCAAGGATACATCGTAAGGCACGGTAGCGGCAACGTGCCATCATCATAGGGTTAGCGTGACCAACGCGGCCCATCGTTGAAACAGTAGAGACATCTTAGCACCTAATAAGTGCTAAGTAGCCTACACTGTTACAGCGTAGGAGATCATATCGTAAGCGTTGGTGTGACCGTAGGTAAGTGAAATGCCTAGGTCTATAAACCCAAGCAATGAAGTCCAAGCCTTAGTTGCATGGCTAGTAAGTGTAAACGTGCTAGGTGACAGCGTGCATCATAGGCCCAAGGACGCAAGGAAACTAGGGTGAGCTTAGTTTAGTGGGCCTCTACGGACCTACGTCATGGTGACGCAGCTAACAAGCTAAGTGTGTCTAGCATGTGCCAACTGTGAACAACGTAGAGTTACCTGCTTTAGGGTGTGAACCTAGTGCGCTTATGGGTTTAACTTTGTGGTTGTGCTCTCGTGTGTGCATCGTAGTCCCTCAATTGTATTGACACTGGTCAATAGTGGCCAGTGTAGAGGCAACAAGGAAGGACTATAACAAATGTCAACACGTGAAAAGCAAGTAGTCGCACTGGTCACTAGGGCTGAAGGTCAGCTCGCTAACGCACGCAAGAACTATGTCAAGGCAAGTCACTTGGCTATGGTTGAGTTTGCTGAAAGCGGCAACCTTGGTCCGTGCCAGCGTATCCTTGATAGCTTGAATGACAAGTCACGCAGTGGTGTGGTGAAGCGTTCAGGTTATCTCACTTATCTCACTGCTTTCGCACCGATCACGCATCCTAAGAATGATAGTGGTGTGCTCGATGTGAAGAAACTAGTCAAAGACAAGAGTAAGAACGCAGTCGAATTGGACTTGGAAGGTGCCTTGAAGGCTGACTTCTTTGACCTGTCTGCGAACAACGATGAAGAGCATGTCTTCCAGTCGGATGATATGTGGAAGGCTATCCTTCGGGTGGTCAACAAATATTCTAGTGATAAAGAGAAACCGGCAGACAACGCTGCAACTGAGGCCCTTAGTAAAGCTAAGAAGTTCATTAAAACTAACCGGCCTGACTTAGAAGTAGCATAGTATATCAGTGACTACGGTGCACACTCGTGAACGCAACCCAGAAGGAGACTAGTATGTCACACTTGACACTGCGTAACCCTGAGTGGAAAATGGTGAAGGTCAATGATGCCAGTGGTAGCACGATGGCTACGTATCAGTTCAACTGTAACAACCATTCACATATCATGCACCTCTATGGTAGTCATGACTTGGCTGTCATGGTGTTGTCATTCTTGAAAAATGAAGTGCAAAAGTTTGAGTATGATGGAGACAGTGAGGAGTAGAACGTATGAAGAAGACACGTATGTTAGTCATGGTTGACGCACCGTTAAGTAACATGTGTACCTCTGCTTATTGGCAGCATTGGCTACAAGGCACGCTTGGTGGTAGGTGTGGTGAGGTTCAGGTGTTGAAGCGTTGGATAATTGATGAGCCTGCAAAGGAGAATGAATGATGATTGTGAATGGATACACGATAAAGCCTGGAGCTAATCTACGTGTAGCTGATCTACGTGGAGTTGATCTATATTCAGCTGATCTACGTGGAGCTGATCTAAGTGCAGCTGATCTAAGTACAACTAATCTAAGTTGGGCTAATCTAATTGGAGCTGATCTAAGTGCAGCTGAT